GGGGGGGGGGGGGGGTCACTCCGCGTCGATGCCCATTTCCCGCTCGGCACGCTCCTGCCGAACCATCGCCAACGTCAGGAAGTACCCGATGCCATCAACGACCGTGTCCGCCTTCGGCTTGTGAACCTCACGCGCAATCTTCACGCCAATCATACAAAGAGCAACCTGCTCGGCGGTCACAGGAATCCCCAGCACCGCCTCCCAAATCTTCCCCGCCCGGGAGAAGTCATCCAAGGGATGCCCGTACTCCTCGTTCCTATCCCCCGCCACCAGCCGCGCCGCATAACTCGCAATGTCGTGCGGGCTTTCCATCACAGCACCTCCAAGTCAGCAACCTTGCGGTCGGGATACACAGCGAACGTCAACACCCCGGTGGCAGCATCCGAACCCCGACTCAGCCGCCACCACTCGCTGCCGGAGTCCAACGCGGGAGCCTGTAGCCAAGTGCAAGCACCCCAATCCGCCACTCGCAGGTGGTGGTAGTGACCCGTCACAAGGATGTCAGCCTGACCAATCGGCTGCTTGCCCCCCGCCTGTCTTTCATACCAGCGGGACAACTTCGCCTCAGCCGCCCCAGACTCCCGAGCGATATGCCCGTGCGTCAGCCCCAGAATCCAACCCGACACCTCGACGGTCATCGTCAGATGGTCGGGCGGGAACACAAACTTGACGTGCCCGTAAACCTCCGGGTTGCCAGCCAACACTTCAGCGACCTGCTCCACGACTGCGAGGTCGTCGTTGTCACCGAACGTGGTGAACGCCTTGCTCTCACGACGGTTCTCCCCGTGGTTACCGCCGACCGCCACCACGACAACCTCATCGAACAGCCGCGACCAGCGAATGAGAGCATCACGCAACAACCGACGGGTCACCTTCACCTGACTACGCCTGTCCAACTCCACGAGGAACGTCTGCATCTCGTAATGCCCGACGCACCCTTCCACCGAGTCACCCGTCCACAGAACGAACAGTCGACCCAGTGGGCGCTTCAGTCGCCGCAACTCTTTGACCCGATGCTCCACCGCGTCAATCGCTGCCAGAACCCGGCGCACCGTGCCGCCTGAGCCGTCCTTGCCAATCTGCCAGTCAGCCAGCACCACCACGAACGCCCCGTCGCCAGTCGGCGTGCGCTTTGCAGTCGGCTTGTGACGTCGAATCTCATCTATCAGTTCGGTCACATCGGCGTAGGTCTGGTGGCGGCGGCGAACAATCTTCGCCTTCCACTGCCGATACAGGACAGGACCGTCCGCACTCGGTCCGTGCCAAGCGTTGAACAGGACAGGCTCGACCACCTGATACTCGTCCGGGTCGAGTTCGAACACTGACAGGACAGCCTTCCACTCGGGCTGCTGCATCCCCTCGATGGGCTTGGTGGTAACGACACCTTCAGAGCCGCTCCACTCAACCCCGGGACGCCACTCCGCCTTCGGCGTGCGGCTGGGCTGGATGGGCTTCTCCTGCCCCTCCACAGGCTCTAAGAGAGCGTCGATTTCATCCCCAAGGTTCACTTAGGGCACCTGCACCCGCTGCCTGTCAGACGCTTCCTGTGGCGGTTGATGGTGGTGTATGCCACAGCGAACCCGTAGCGGCTCAACAGTTCAGCCACGACCGAAGACTGGTGCTTGCTGTGGTCGATGAGTTGACGCATCTTCTCAGCCGTCTCCGGGTCTAACTGCGCCAAAGTCTTGGTCACCGCACACGTCGGAACGTAGGTGCGCTGCGGCGCTGACGCGAGAAGATTGTCTAACTCGGAGCCGAGGTCACGCAGATTTGTTGTCTGCTTTGCATCGGTTACAACGGATTTCCCACGGGCGCGTGACTGACTGCGCGAGGAGTCTGTTGCACCGCCAGCACCGGGGCTGTTCGTCGACTTTCGCTTGGCGTCCATAGGGGTCTGGCTTCCTCTCCTGCGTCATTGCGTGCCTCCGCACGAAAGGCACATACGAGTTTCAGACCCCATCGTTTCAAGAAGTTTCACTTCGTGCTGCCGACACGCCGATTCATCCACAGGTTGAACAACAGGCTCCTGTATTGGTTGATGAATCGAAACCTCAGCAACGAGAGCAAGTTTCACTGCCTCCAACTGCCGGATGGCAGCCTCAATCGCCAGCAGCGCAGCGGACTCAGCCTTCGTCATCGCAGCACCATACAGCGGAAGTTGACCGACACAAGAGGGCGATGCTCAGGGTCGACGCCCAGTGGATTCACCGACCCCGTCGGCACGATGGACAGGATTTGCACGCCGGACTGACTCAACCCAACGACATCCTCCAACAACTGCCGGATTGTCTCAGCCTTGTCACGGGCAGTCGGGTAATCGTCACGGGTCGCTCGACAGATGACTTGCAGGTTCGGCTGGTCAACGACCTGCCCAGACACGCTCATCACATACCGAGGCTCCCCACCAGAGGACTCGTACAACGACACACACACGTCAGGAGAGTCAGGCAGCAGTGACAGGAACAGGTTCGTCCCAAGGGTGCCCTGCCCCTGAGCGACAAGGTAGTCACCGACCGCTTCCAGAATCGTCGCCATCGGTTACTGCCCTTCGCTCTGCCGCGTTTGCCCGTCAGCCAACGCCTTCTGAATCATATTCTCGATGCGCTTCGCCATATTCCGTTCAATGTCAGGCTGACGCTCCTCGACCGGGCGCGACAGGTACTTGTATTGCGTCGGCGGCTGATGGAACGCACGGTCAGGCGGGAACTCGTGAACGAACATCGCATACCCGGCAGCGGCACCGCCGTAGCCCAACTCGACAGACACGGTGCTGCCCTCACGTTTCGGCTCACTCACCGTGCCCGAGGACTTCAACGCCCCCGTCTGCACAGGCACAAGCATCTGGGAGCGGCGGAAGATGACCTGAGCCTCCTCAACCAAGGCAGCCTCAGCCAGAGGGATGACATCACGGGGAGCGGTTCGCAGCATATGCCGCAGAGCCGGGAACCCCTGTAGCGAGATGGGCGCGGTAGCCACGACTCACCGACCGAACTTGATGACGGTGTGGTGGATAGCACCCGTCTCATCGGTGTGGTGCGACACGTCGATGATGGGCTGCTCGACGCCGTCAGGCAGCAGCAACTTGCTGTCGACCGTCACGTCGACCGCCGAGCCGTACACATATACCGTGCCACTGGACACGACATCCCGGCGCTCGTTGTCACGGGTCAAGGCAGTGTCGTACTCGACCCTGCACTTGATGACCCTGCCAGTCGCATTGAATGTGCGCTTGCCGTACTTGTCCAATGTACTCTGCGAATACACCGTGACGGAGTCGTTCATCATCTCCGCGAACTCGCTACTCAGCGACATCTCACGTCACCCTGTTATCCAAAGCACCCATCGAGAAGTCAGTGGTTGGCGACGTGGTGCGAGACCCGGTAGGACGCATCGCATCGCTATTGACCAGCGGAGTCGGCGGCTCGCGGCGAGCAGCAATCTCCAAGAACGATTCACCCAACTCGCGGTACTTCTGCCCCATCTGCGAGTAGGTCTTGCTCAGCGACAGCCCACCCACAGACTTCGAAGTCGAGTCAGCGAGACGGGTGAACTTCGCCGCCAACATATACGCGCCATCGTGGGCAGCCTGATACACCGAACCCGAAGCCTCGGATAGCAGGAACGCAATCTCCGAATCAGTCAGCAGCGGGTCGCTGGAGTCGGTGTCTTGCAGCAGCAAACGAATCTTGTCCCGGTCAGATGCCGACGGGTCACCCGAGTAGGTGAACGAGCCGAGCGTCGAGCCGGACACCAACAACACCAGCCAGCCGTTGTTAGGAACCGTCAACGTCTTGCCAGCCAACGTCACGACGAACCGGGCAAGGTAATACCCCTGCGTCAACGTGACAGCGTCTTGGGCAGACCAGAAGTAGGCGACCTTTCCGATGTTGACGACTTGGTCTGCGTCAGGAACCGCCGCCGCGTTGATGACAAACACGGACGGGTCGCTTGGTTCCACCACCTGAAATGCTACGGATGCACCCGTCAGGTTCAACGCAGAGCCGTCGACCTCCACGGTTCGCACTACATACGGGAGCCTGTCACCGGATGTGATGGTCAGGTCAGGAGTCACGAGTCCCCCAAATATGCGATGGAGAAAGTATTGTAGATGTAGTTCGCGTTGCTGCTAGGTAGTGGCACGTTTCACCACCGACGAATCTCGAGTCACAAGCCAAGGCTACCTTTCATGTCGCTCATTCTGCCCTCGACAAACCCGAGACCCCAACCACCGTTGACAAACCCGAGACCCCAACCACCGTTGACAAACCCGAGACCCCAACCACCGTTGACAAATCTTGGTTGCCTGTTGGTTGGCTGCGACCCGCAGAACCAGAAACCGAGGTAAAGCCCGTCCTCGAAGCCCACGCGGACAAGAAGAAGTCGACACCGTCAACCCCGCCCGCCACATCTAAAGCGGCTAAACCCAGCGCCCTAGACACTACATAAGAGTCCGTGACACTTGCGCCGTCATCCAACGTGAGGGTGTGCCCGAGTCCGAAAGAGTCAACCCCGCCCGCCACATCCGCTGCGGTTGTCGAGAACGCTGCCGTCGATGACGCCGAGTCAACCCCGCCCGCCACATCCGTCGCCGACCGGGAGTAGACGGCAACTGTCGTGACGGTGTCGTTGTTTACATTGTGAGCGGAATCTGTCGCCGATGCGGTGTAAGCCGACGCGACTGCGGCATTCGCGGCGTCAGTGTTCCCCACCGCATCCACACTCACCACACCAGTAAACGGATTTGTCTGCCCAACGGCGGTGGAATCTGAGTAGTTCGCTATCGTGAACCTGTCAGCGTCGACTGACGAACCGCCAGACGCTGCTTGGAAACGCACCGACAGGCTCGCATAGACCGCATCGGCAGGAGAGGTCGCCAAACCTATCCGGCTAACCCACGATGATGAGGGCGTGGTGGAAGCAATCACGGTTGAAGCCGTTGATGCAGGCGTTCCTGCAATGTCCTTCCACCAATACACGACAAGGGAGAAACTTATGACACTTCCGGTGACGCGGGCAAAGACACCAACACCGTATGACGTGCTAGCCGCAACGCGAGCAAGGCTGCCTGTCTGCTTAGTCCCCGCTTCAAGATTGACGAACGTAGCGTTCGCCGCCACCCGCAGGTTCGCCGTCCCGTCATACGGGGTTGTTATGTTCCTGCTGATAGTGGCTGACCCGCTGCCACCCGTGAGTTGGTATACAGACGAGACTACGTTTGTCACCTGAACCGTGACAACATCGTTCGGCGTTGTTCTCGTGTCGGTGACGGTGAGCGTGTCCCCGACAGCATA